GCTGAGTCCACGGCCTCACGGTCGAAGTCACCAAAGGGGCGCAGAACAGTCAAGCTGTCACCTTCGCAGATTCAGATTGCGAAACGATTGAATGTTCCGCTCGAAGAATACGCAAAGTATGTAAAGGAGAGCTAAGATGGCTGATTCTACTAAAAGAGCTTCACGGGACTCAGAAACTCGTGCAAAGTCCACAAGGCGTAAGCCTTGGGCACCGCCTTCAAAGTTGGAGGCACCAGAAGCCCCCGCAGGCTACACTCACCGTTGGATTAGAACTTCTATTCGTGGTGAGGATGATACAATGAATGTGTCATCAAAAATGCGGGAAGGTTGGGAACCTGTTCGTGCTGACGAATATCCTGAACTCAAGGGTCGCTACCCTACAATTGAGGATGGTGAGCATGCAGGTACAATCGGTGTAGGCGGATTAATGCTTGCCCGTATCCCAGAGGAAACGGTTGAAGAAAGAACTGAATATTTCCGGGAGCAGACCCGTACACAAATGGATGCCGTTGACCAGAACCTGATGAGGGAACAACACCCCTCAATGCCGATTCATAATGAACGGAAAAGTCGTGTATCGTTTGGGGGCAGTAAAGACTGACCCCGTTAACTTTAAGGAGTAAGTAGATGGCGAATACAAATGTCGCTTTTGGCTTGAAGCCAATCGGTCTCCACGGTGGCGCACCTGCCACTCAGGGCCAAACTGCATACTACATCTCCGGCACAGCTTCTGCAATCTATCAGGGTTCTCCAGTCAAAGTAGAGACTACTGGCGGAACAATCCTGGTTGCTAGCACTGCTGCCGATGGTGAACAGCTTTTAGGAGCTTTCGCAGGATGTGAGTATGTAGACGCAACAACTGGTGAGAAGAAGTTCTCAAATTACTGGCCTGGTTCAGGTTCAGCTAATACGAGCTACGACATCATCGGTTACGTTTACGATAACCCAGCGCAGAAGTTCTTGTGTGTTGCTGATGGCACCATGACAAACAAGGCAACTGCTCGTGCAAACATTTTCAAGACCGTAGATTTCGACAACGGCGACGCAGGTAGCACAACTACCGGGCTGTCAACAGGCGTTGTAGATATCTCAACAGCTTCTGCGACAGACCCTTCTCTGCCGCTGATGATTGTTGGCATTCAGGAAGACGTAGATAACCAAGACTACGCTGCCGCCGGGATTGCAATGATTGTTAAGATCAACAACCATGTGTTGCTCGGCAATGACGCCGACGCCACAATTGCATAAGGGAGTGTAGATAATGGCTATTTCTCGCGCACAACTCGCCAAAGAACTAGAGCCGGGCCTCAACGCTCTTTTTGGCATGGAATACAACCGCTATGAAGGTCAGCATGCTGAAATCTTCGACACCGAGTCATCTGACCGGGCATTCGAGGAAGAGGTAATGTTGTCTGGATTCGGTGCGGCTCCAGTGAAAAATGAAGGTGCTGGTATCTCATACGACGATGCCAACGAAGCTTACACTGCTCGTTACAACCACGAGACAGTGGCGATGGCCTTCTCAATCACTGAAGAAGCAATCGAAGACAACCTTTATGACCGTCTTGGTGCACGTTACACACGCGCACTGGCACGTTCAATGGCACACACCAAGCAGGTTAAAGCTGCCTCAGTTCTTAACAACGCCTTCAACTCATCTTTCTCAGGTGGTGACGGTGTAGAACTTTGTGCAACAAATCACCCGCTAACAAACGGTGGCACATTCGCCAACGAACCATCAACAGCAGCAGACCTGAACGAAACTTCTTTGGAAGACGCTCTGATCAACATTGCTGGGTTCACTGACGAGCGTGGTCTTGTGATTGCCCTTCGTGGCATGAAGCTAATCGTTCCGCGTCAACTGCAATTCGTTGCAGAACGTCTGCTAGTATCAAACCTTCGCGTTGGTACAGCCGACAACGATGTAAACGCAATCAAGTCATCAGGCATGCTGCCTGAAGGTTATGTAGTCAACGACTACCTAACAGACACCGATGCGTTCTTCATCAAGACAGACGCTCCAAACGGCTTCAAGCACTTTGAGCGTATGGCTCTGAGCACAGCAATGGACCCAGACTTCGACACTGGCAACATGCGCTTTAAGGCTCGTGAGCGTTACAGCTTCGGCTTCTCAGACCCACGCGCAGTGTTCGGTTCACCGGGCGCATAGTAGCTACTTTAGCTACAAGCGGACAAATGATATGAAAAGGGCGGGTATTCACCCGCCCTTTTTTGTTGTATAATAAAGTATCCCTGACAGCCGCATGGTGTGGCTGACACTAGCCACGACAGGAGTATAAAATGGCTCGTACTACTTTCTCAGGTCCAGTGAAGACAAACACTGCTTTCTGGTTGAACCCAATCACTTTTGCTAATCTTCCAACCGCCGCTGCGGCTAACGAAGGTTATATGTACTACGTTTCTGACGCTCTTAAAGCTTCCGAAACTGCTGGTAACGGTACAGGCAACGTAGTTTTCTCAGACGGCTCTAACTGGATTCGTGTAGACAACGGCGCAACCGCCGCTGCTTAAATAGGAGGCTGACATGGCAAGTCCAGTAAAAGCCTATAATGTCACGGGAACAGGAGCCGTAGGCCCCGGACGTTCTCGTATTAAGCAGGTTGTTATGTATGCAACTGGTGCTGGCGCGTTCACTATTACCAACGGTAATGGTGGTGCAACTCTTTTGACGCAAAAATTTCCAACAGGGCAGAGTGTTTTAAACATTCCTGACCACGGTATTATTGCAGAAGATGGGGTGTATGTAAGCGCGATATCTGGCACCAACGCAGAACTAACAATCTTCTTGGCGTAAAACAATGTCTGTCTACGACTTACGTTCGATATCTCAAGGCGGCACAAGCGAACCGTTTGAGCTACAGGTTAGTCGTGGGCAAATTCCGGGTCACACCCCTCGGAATATTTTCGGCACTGCCACGGCAATCGGAACAACTTTCCGAACGCCGTGGGAGCTTGCCAACACAAACGCCCTTCCCTTTTTATCTACCCAGTCTCAACTGACGCTCTCCAGCAGCAGCGCCAGCGACACGGCTGTGTCTGTTCTGATAAATGGGCTAGACGACAACTACGAAGTTGTTACTGAAGTTGTTGCGCTGAACGGGCTTACCGGTGTCACAACAACAAAAGAGTTCCGATTTATAAATGATCTTATAGCCGTTGTTGGTAACGCTGTTGGCCTAATTTCTGCCAAGGTTGGTGCTACAACATACGCAGCGATTAATGCTGGATATGGCAGAAATCAAGCGGCAGTCTTTCATGTTCCTGCGGGACATTCCTTTTACTTAGGTCGTATTGATGCCTTCACCGCGTCAGCCAACAACGACACTAAAATTATGACCTTTAGAAACCACAACACCTTTTCAGACGGTCGTATATTTAACATAGCTCAGACAAGCTTCTTGCAGCGCATGGATATTCAGCGGGTAATTCCTTTTAAAGTACCGGAAAAAACCTGCATTGAGTTTCAGGTTAAGATGAACAGTCAGACTGCGGACATTGGTATTTTTGGTGAGGGTATTTTAGTTAAAGAACAAGGGCGGCTCTAGTGGCGACAAAGAAGAAAAAGAAATCAGTTAGCCTTTCTGTTAAAAAAGGTGAGAAGCTGCCAGCATCCAAGGGTGCAGGGCTAACAGCGAAGGGCCGTGCTAAGTATAACCGTGCTACAGGTTCTAAGTTAAAAGCTCCACAGCCACAGGGCGGCAAGCGCAAGAAGTCATACTGTTCTCGTTCAAAAGGACAGATGAAGATGCACAACATTAGTTGTAAGAAAACACCAAAGAAGCGTATTTGCGCGGCACGGCGGAGATGGAAATGTTAAACGTATTACTTACGGGTGTGCTTGGATTTTTGGCATGGATTGCCTTGTCTGTTGTTGAGTTGAAGACAGAAACTGCTGTGATATCTGTGAAGGTGGCTGAAAACCATAAAATGTTAACACCGTTGTGGCAAGATTATTTGCAAAGGAATAGAAATGACAATCTCGCGTGGTTCAATGAGTCAGCAAGTCTCGAAGCCGGGGGGCAAAAAGATGAGTAAGAAAGATGCTTGCTATCACAAGGTTAAGTCCCGTTACAAAGTCTGGCCTTCGGCTTACGCAAGCGGTGCCCTTGCCAAGTGCAGAAAAGTCGGTGCTTCCAATTGGGGCAACTCAAAAAAGAAAGCCGAGGGTGGCATACACGAGCAAAAGCCGAAACGTGCATTCAGAGGAGCCGCCATCAAAGGGACAGCAGTGGCGCGTGGATGTGGTGCTGTGATGAATGGTAAACGTAAAAGAACGAAAGGGCGTGTAACGCAGTCATAGCATGGATCCTGTAAGCGCATTCGCCATTGCCACATCTGCTTATCAGGCGATTCGTAAAGGATTTCAGATAGGCAAAGAAGTTGAGTCGATGGCGGGGGACATCGGCAAGTGGATGAATGCAATCAACCACATAAAGGAAGGGCATAACAAAGCCAAGGGTCGAAGGATAGGCAGCGTAGAAGAAGAGGCATTAGAGACCTTTGCTATAAAGAAAAAAGCGGAGAAGATGGAAGATGAGCTTCGCAACTTTATCATTGGTAACTATGGCTTGAATGGTTGGAATGAGATTATTAGGATACAGGCTCAGTTACGAAAAGAGCGGCTTGAAGAGAAAAAACGAAAAGAGGCTCAGATACAACAGTTACTAGAAATAGGGACAATTTGTTCTCTAACTTTTTTGATTGCTGGGTTTATTATTTGGGTAGCGTGGATGGCTTATGGCAGTTAGAAAGACAAAAAAAGGCGCAGCGTTAAAGCGTTGGTTCAAAGAAGAGTGGAAGGATGTCCGCACAGGCAAGCCGTGTGGCAGGAAAAAGGGCGAAAAACGTGGTACGCCTTATTGCAGACCTTCTAAGCGTGTTACCAGCAAGACCCCAAAAACTTCCAAAGAGATGACGGCTGCGGAAAAACGTAGTAGAATAGCACAGAAGAAAAAGTTAGGTCAGCCTGCTGGCAAGCCTCGCAGGGTTAAATCGTTAAGAAGGAAGAAAAAGTAATGAACTGTTCTCCAAGAAAAGCCGCCGCTGGCGCAATGATTATGCCTGCTAGAGCAGGTAAACCTAGCCGCACACGTTTCAAGATGGGTGGTGGTAATTTTCCTGACCTTACTGGTGACGGAAAAGTTACCCGCAAGGATGTTTTAAAAGGTCGCGGTGTACCAGGATTTAAGTACGGCGGCTCAAACAAGAAGATGAAGTAGCATGGCAACATCAGGTTCAACAAACTTCGACCTCGACGTAGCTGAGATAATCGAAGAAGCGTATGAGCGGTGCGGACTTGAAGTTCGCACTGGTTATGACACTAAGACAGCGCGTCGTTCTATGAACTTGATGTTTGCTGACTGGGCAAACCGTGGCCTGAATTTATGGACAGTTAAGCAAGGGACACAAGCTCTTACTGCTGGCACAGCCACTTACACCTTTGCTGCTTCTTACACCGACCTTCTTGAAGTTGTTGTCCGCAGAAATAATGTGGACTACGAGCTTAGTCGAATGTCTCGTGGTGAGTATCTTACTTTACCAAACAAGGCATCAGAAGGTCGTCCTAGTCAGTATTACTTCAACAGACAGGTGCAGCCTCAAATTACTTTGTGGTCTACACCAGACAGTTCTACTGACACTCTTGTGTATTACTACGTTAGTAGAATAGAAGACGTGGATACTTTGGCAAATACAACGGACGCACCATTTCGCTTTTTGCCTTGCATGGTTGCAGGTCTGGCATACTACATTTCTATGAAGAAAGCCCCTGACAGAATACAACTGCTAAAGTCTGTGTATGAGGAAGAGTTCCAACGTGCGGCGGATGAGGATGAAGATAGAGTACCACTGAAGTTACAACCTAGTGTTTCTTATCTTCGGGTGAACTAATGGCAAGGTATGCGTCTGGGAAAAAAGCATGGGGGTACTCAGACCGTTCTGGCTTTAGGTATCGCTTGTCTGAAATGGTAACTGAGTGGAATGGTTCAAAGGTTGGGCCGGATGAGTTTGAGCAAAAGCATCCTCAACTGGAACCCATAAAGACAGGCGCAGACCCACAGGCATTGCAGGACCCTCGTCCAGATCAACGCACAGAGTCTGCTGTTGCAGTGCTTCTAGGGTCAAACCCGTTTCTTTCTGGTTCTGTGGGTTCGGCAGTTATTACTGTATCTGAGCCTGGACATGGACGTACAAGTGGGGATGTAGTAAGATTTCGGAAAACAAATGGGTTTGATGGCTTTACAAAGGCGGTATTGGAAGATGCGTCGGGTTATACAATCACTGTTGTCACTGCTAACACATACACGTTCACAGCGTCCAGCGGAACAGCAACAGCCGGAGGTACACGAGGCGGTGGTCAAAATGCGACCTCTGGCCCCGTTACACTTTCTCCATAGGAAATAGGTTATGTCTTTTACTTACACACAGCTACAAGATGCGATACAGGATTTTGCGGAAAACACAGAGACTTCTTTCGTAAACAACCTTCCTATTTTTATACGGTCGGCGGAAGATCGTATCTTTACTCTTGTTGACCTTGAGCTTTTTCGTAAGAACGCAACGTCTACTTTGACTGCCACAGACCCGTATCTCAGTGTACCGGGGGATTATCTTGCTCCGTTTTCTTTGCAGATAACCACGTCAGGCAGCGAAGCATTTTTAATGTTGAAAGATGTTAACTACGTCCAGCAATATAACATTGATTACGGCTCAACTTCTGCGCCGCAGTATTACGCTATTTTTGACGTAGACAATTTTATTTTAGGACCTAGCCCAGATCAGGCATATACTGTAGAACTACATTACTATTACCGCCCTGCCAGCATCACTGCTGGTGTTGGGGCAGGGACATCATGGTTGAGCGAGAATGCCCCGAACGCTCTTCTTTACGGCTCACTTGTGGAAGCGTATACTTACATGAAAGGTGAGGCGGACATGATGCAACTGTACGAGCAGAGATTCGCGCAGGAAATTCAAAGACTGAAGGATTTGGCAGAAGCTAGAGAGAACAGTGATGCATACAGACGGGGCTTACCAGATAGGCCAAGAACTTAGGAGTTTGTAAGATGGCAACAAGTAACGCGGCAACCACATATCTGGAAAGACGCATCTTGGATTATCTGTTCAAGAATGATTCTCTTTCCTTTGCTTCACCCGGCAACAGCATTTATGTTGGTTTGGCTACCGCTGTAGGTAATGCTGAAAAAGGTAATTTAACAGAAGTATCTGTTAGCTCAGAAGACGCTAACTATACTCGTCAGCAAGTAACGGCAGCAAATTGGAAACAATCTGTTACCACACTGGCTGTAGCGGCGGGGTCTGCTGACACAGAACTGATTTTGACAGACGGGGAAGCTTTCCCTTCTTCAGGCACAGTGACAATCAATGACGAAATCATCACCTTCACAGGCAAGGACGGCTCTGCTACTGCCGATGTAAACGGTTCTGTTTCATCCTCTACCAACGTAACTGTGGACGGTAACAGCGGCACAATTACTGTTGGCATGGTTGTAACAGGCACAGGCATCTCTGGTACGGTTCGTGTGGCTACTGTGACATCACAGACTGCCATTGTATTGGATACTGCGGTTACGGT